ACCATGTTCGGAGCGACCGACAGGGTCGCCTTCACGATCAACGGCTACTTCTCTGCGGTGCAGAGCGCAACCACGCTGGTGCCTACCGGATACCTCACGACAGGCCGGATCAGGTTCAACACCGAAGAGCCGAAGCTGTACAAGTTCGTATCGCTGAGGACTCCCACCCCGCTCCAAGGCAACGTGAAGTTCTCGTTGCTCACAGAGACCGGAGGTGAAATCCCGTACGTTACGTACGGTCCCTCGTTCAGCTCGCTGACCGGAGACGTCTCTACTCCGCAGCCTGCTGGTAGGCAGAACTGGATCGCTCTCAAGTTCACACTAGAGCGAGGGACGGACACCACTAAAGGTGGTGTCCTGAACGGCTGGCAAGTGAAGGCTTTGCCAGGCTCGACCCGTCAGAGACTCATCAGCCACACGTTCCTCCTCTTCGATGAAGAGATGGATAAGGGTGGTCAGAGAGTCGGTGGCGACAGGTACGCGCGGACACGCTTTGAAGACTTCAAGGCTCTTGCCCGTGCTGGCGATGTGATCGTTTTCCAGGAGCTGATAGAAGACACTTCCACGCTCGTCATCATCGACGACTGGAAGTTTACTCAGCTCGCCCCACCTGGACCTAACGCAGCAGCGCTAGGGGGATATCTGACAGTCGTCCTCAGGACGGTTGCCGAATCTACTTAAAAAGGGTGGGGACATGGATCTTTCTTCTATCTCAACGCTAGCCAGCGCTGTAGGCGTAGCCCTGGGGGGCTTCGCTGGTGGTAGGCTAACAGGTAGGACTTCCGCTAGCCAGATCGCATCAGACACAGTCGAGATGCTCCAGGCCCAGGTGGACATCCTGAAGGAAGACAAGGAAGAGAACGACGCTGAGCTTATCAGCCTTCGCTCCAGGATCGAGGTTCTTGAGAACCTCGTAACCCAGCGGGCGGAGGTGGAGGAGCTGGGCGTGAAGATCAGTCTCGTCAAAGAGACTGTCGAGCGTATCGCCTTCAAGGTTGGTGCTTGAGATGGAACATGATTTGCAGGACGTGACGCCAAACTGGTTCAGGCCGCAGCCTCGCAGTCCGTACCAGGTATACAAGCCTGACGTCATCAGAGACGTCCAGCGCACGCTGAGCTGTCCGGAGACCGGCGTCATGGACGCCGTCACAGTCACTCACATCAAGGGGCTACAGAACCTGTTCGGGATCACGCCCACAGGCGTGATCGACATCGAAACAGCGGTACAGATCGAACGACTGAGGAGACGATATGAAGAAGTACTTGGTTGACCTGTCGGAGCGAGTGGCTGCAACGGCAGCGTTCACGTTCCTGTCGGTGTTCACCGTAACCGACCTGAGCACCGCTAAGGATGCTGGTGTGGCAGCCGCAGCGGCCGCTCTCACTCTGGTCAAGGGTGCGCTTGCTGGCTATGTCAGCGGTGGCGATAAGGCTGGGCTCACCTCCAGCAAGTAGCAGAACAAAGAAAGCCCCACCCGTTAAGGGTGGGGCTTTCTTTGCGTTTAGGCGCGACCGCTCTCGGCGTCGTCGTCTGACTTGATAGAGCCGTCGTCGTTCAGCTTCCACTCCAAGAAATAGAACTCCATCTCAGACGCTTCAAGCATGCCGACGATGACCTTCAGGATCTTGTCGAACTCGGCCTGGCGGATGCCGGGCAGCTCGGAGTCGAGCGTGTCGGACATGGTGAGGAACTCGACGTTCTCGGTCGCGTTCTTGAGAATGACCCTCGCCACCTCGCGAGCAACAGCGAAAGCAACTTCCTTCTGCATGATCAACCCTCCGGGTCTTGGATGAACTCGTTGAACAGAACGTTCGAGACGGCTTCTGCGGACTTGGCGTTATTGACCGCCTCGGTCATAGCCCTCTCCGTCGCCCCGCCCTGCACGTCCGAAAGACGTGCCTTAGCCTGGTTCTCTGCCTGGACTGCCTTGGAGTAGGCGTCGTACTTCTTACCCATTCAGACCTCCACGACCCCAACGGTTCCGGAAGTGCGCTCGTAGTGCCTGGCTTTAGTGGAGACGCTACTAAGCACGCTCCAGATCTTGTACACCATGTCGTTCTCGTGGTTGCCCGCCGCTCCACCCAGAATTTCTCGCATAAGGGCGGCTTCCCCCTCGGTCTCCAGAATGATGGTGATCGGCTGAAACTTCGGCTTTGCCAGCTCGATCTTCACGCTCGTGTTCCTCGATTCTCAGTATCAGACGACCGTTCCGTCTGCTCATCCTGACGTGCCTCACGCCTGTTCTCTTCCAGGATCTCCTGAACTTCTCGTACGAACCAAGCCCTAGCCTCCCGCTCGCTCTCGGGCTCGTCGTCGTACATGTTAGACCAGTCTCCAGAGAAGGCGAAATAGAGCTTCGCTCCAGCGGGGATTCCGTTGTGTCCCCCGTCGATCTCGATCACCCCTTCAGGCACGATACCAGACGGTTCATTCTCCATCGAAGGTGACCACCTTTCGCGTCGTCTTGAGGATACGAACCTTAGCGTACACTTCCTTCGCATCCACGTAGGCCTGAAGGACTCCGTCGAGAGTAGAGGAGCCACGGCCTTCGTTGATCCAGCGAGGGTCGTTCGGAAATGGGAAGCTGTACTCATTCGGCTTGTGATACGCCTGAACCTGGAACCAGTCGCCCTCTTCGGGCTGAACCTCAGGCCTGTAGGCTTCGATGCGAACTACCTTCTTGTCCTTGGGCAACGACTCTTCCTTCCGGCCGAAGTTCTTCCGGCCAGTCCCGCCGGTCGTCGATGACGACGCGGCTGATCTTTGCGTGTTCGATGAGGTTGGTGCACTGTTGGCAGGGTTCGTCTGTGACGTAAAGAGTAGCCCCTTCACAGGATCGTATCCCAGCCTGAAGGATGGCGTTATGTTCAGCATGTATAGCGTAGCAGGGAAAGGCGTTGTAATCCGCTCCCGCTGGAACTGTGGCATAGTCGAGCTGCCCCCTAGGGCAGCCTCCTTCAGTGCAATGTCGCTTACCCGATGCCACTCCGTTGAACCCATTGCCGATCACCTTTCTGTCCTGGACGACCACGGCCCCCACCTGACGGCGGGAGCACGTGGACATCGTAGACCAGAGTTGGGCTAGATCCAAGAAGAAGCTATCCCACGTTGGGCGAGTCACCCGGATACTCCCTCTGGATAGCCCTCCAGGTCTCGTCGGTGGGCTGCATTACGCCGAGAACCTCTCGCCCGATCACCAGAACAGAGTAGCCGGACGATACCTTGGTCCACTTCGGCTCGTACTTCCCCTCCTTGCGGTTGTACACGTCACCTAGGGAATGGATCAAAGCAAGCCCGTTGCCGCTAACGAATCCATAGACCTTGCCGACCTTGTGGCGACCAGTTCCGGAGGCGGAGACGATAACGTCTCCGACCTCCACTTCCACGCCCAGCATATCCTTCAAGGCTTCACCGGCTTCGGTCGCTCCAGCGGTCCAGGATCGGGGGTAGGGTCCGGGGTCTCCGGTGTCGTCACTTCCGCTTCCCCTCGTATCGGTCCAGCGCCGGGTGATCGCTGTACTGACGGTTCTGCCCGTACTGCTTGTCGAACTCCTCGGCCTTCTTCTCGGGCGAAGCCTTCGGGTCGTACGGGGTGTTGTTGTAGTCGACGTCCTTCGAGTGCTTACCCATCTAAGTCAGTCCTTCTTCCACTCGGTGAGTTCCTGGATGTAGTACTCGTCAGATTCCACGGCCGGGGTCGGATCGTAAACCGAAGTCTCGTCAGGCGTAAGGCTGACACCGAGCGACCCCGCGATCAGCGCGAGGCCATCCCAGGCGTCCGATTCGGACGTGAAAAACTTGTAGTCGACGAGATCGCTGGAGGTGATGCCTCCGTTGGTCCACTCGTTGACGATGACGAACACGTTACTCATGCGTCGATCTCCTCGATCGTAAAGGCACTCTTGCTGAGGTCGCGAGCCAAGACGTAGCTCAGCTTCTCTACGACGTACTCGAAGTCTTCGTCGTCCCAGCCTTCCGGCACGTCGATGACGATCCGAATCTCTCGGCTCACTTCTTGATCCTTCCCAGAAGATAGTCCTTGCCGTAC